ATGGCGGCCGAGGGGCGCAGGAGGGGCTGGGCTGCCAGCGCTGCGATGCGCCCGACGCCAGCCAGCGGCGCCAGGTTGTCCTTGAAGACAGCCCGGAGGAGGCGCACAGAGGCCTGGGAGATCTGGTCATCCGAGGTCGTGACGAGCTCGACGCCGGAGACGTAGTCCCGACCGAACAGGCTGCCCAGGTCACGCCAGTTGGAGGCCGAGTCCTGGACCTCTACCTTGACCGCCGTGGTCTGACCACGCGCTGCGGCCACCAGCGTCTCCATCGTGGAGGGCGTGCGCATCAGCCCTCCTCCAGGTCGATGCTGACCTCTCGATTGGAGGTCAGGAAGCTTCCGCCGCCCACCGCTCCACCGAAGGCCTTGGAGTCTCCGCCACCGGGGCCCAGCATGTTCAGGCCCTGGCGGTTCCAGTCACCCGCGACAGCCAGCAGCGGCGCCTGGGGCAGCGTGTTGACCAGGCGCCAGTCGTTGAGCGCGCTGAACCAGCTCGTGGGCATCTCGAAGGGGAAGACCTGGATCTGCCCGTAGTCGACGGAGGCGGCCAGGTAGACCAGGCTGAGCTTGTAGTCCGAGGTCGACGGCGCCGAGAGCCATGCCGGGAGCGAGACCGCCTGAGCCACGGCGTCCTTGTAGACCGCCGTGAGCGTCATACTGGCGTTCCAGGTCAGCACGTACTCGTGCCAGGTCCCCGACTCCTTCCGGGACAGCGCCACCGTGCCGCCCTGGGGCCCGAACACCCCGTCCCACTCCGCGACCTGGGTGGACGCGATGGTCACCCGGCCTGTACTCAGGCGCCCGCCAGACGTTGAGACGGTGCCTGTCATCACCGCTGGAGCCAGGCCCTTGTCGGTGGAGCCGGTCGACTCCGTGAAGCGGATGGCGTCGTACTGCCAGTCCAGCAGCCCCTGGAGCGCCTGGGCCTCCTGCGTCTTGAGCGGGACGCTGCGGCACTTCAGGGTCTGCTTGTACGAGATGGCGTTGGCCCGGGCGGCACCCGAGGCAGCCCGGCTCCGCTCGCCCCCGATGGACCTGCGCCCGGGCTCGCCCGAGTCGATGGCGACCGAGATGGGGACGCCGAAGATGGTCAGGTAGTCGCTCACCGAACGAGCGGACCCCCGGCAGGAGATGGGCGCGAATCTCGTCCCAAGGTGGTAGGCAAGCAAAACAACCTATGGAGACACCATGCGACGAGGGGTAGGGGTAGCAGTGGCGGTGCTGCTGGCGGCCGGGTGCCAGACGGTGCCGACGCCAGAACAGGAGAGGGCCTGGCAGGAGAAGCAGGAGCGCAACAAGGCCGAGGCGGCGGCAAAGGCCGAAGCCGACGCCAGGGCAAGGGCTGCTGACCTCGAGGCCCGGTGTGCAACCGAGAGCCAGCCTCCCCGCACCTATTCCCAGGAGCGTCAGTGCGCCTCCGACTACGAGCGCGACAAGAACGCACCCCTGGCGATCGAGCACTGGCGAGCGGCCATCTCGAGGGCGTCGAGCAAGGCGGAGATCTGCCCTCCCGCGATCAAGATCTCTGCTGCCAGTCTCCACCCCGAGAAGGACCTCGGAGACGCCTCTCTGGCGGTGGTGGCCGAGTGCCTCGCGGCCGACAAGGTGCTGACTGAGTGCCGGCCAAACTGTGAGACGAAGTGGAAGGCCTGCCTCAAGACGGCCGACGTCATCGTCTGCAAGTACGCCAACTCGAAGTGCGAGAAGGAGTGCGACGAGGCCAAAGCCAAGGCGCCCCGATGATCAACTCTGGCCAGAGGTGGAGAATCTTCCGCCTGGCAGCGATGGCGCCATGGTGCCAGTCCTGCGGAAGGTCAGCTTCTGCATAGCCTTCGCGAGCTCGTCCGCGAAGTCCTCCGGCTTGGTGACGTTGGGGAGGCTGATGTTGATGACCCCGACGTTGATGCCGCCTGCTGGCGCGCGGCCGCCGATCCGCGTTGGGGCCTGAGCCACGGCGCCAGCATCGAGCGCCGAACGGGCCCCGATGGCGGCGTACTGGTAGCCCTCCAGCTTGAAGCCCTGGGGAGCGTTCAGGATGCCGCCCAGGGTGTTCGTCGCGCGGGTGTTGTCCTTCGTGGCGGCGGTGTTCTGGGCGGCGTCGTAGGCCTGCTGGCCGAGCGCAGCCGAGAGGGCGCCGAGGGCGTTGCTGTAGTCCTGGGTGCCCGGGGCGTACTGGGAGAGGTTCGCCTCGGCCTGGTCGACCCGGTACTGATCCATGGCGGCCACAGCCTGCTTGCTCGCGTCGTCGGCTGCCTTCCGGACCGCCTCGGCGTAGGCCTGGAGCACAGGGTCGTTCGGGTTGGCTGCGGCAGCGGCCTCGGCCTGGGTTGCTGCGGCTCCCAGCGCGTCCGACTTCAGCGCAGCATCCTGGGCCGTGTGGAGCTGGGCGTAGGCCTGGTTTGCGAGCTGCTCAAAGGCCGAGCGCACCTGTTCGCTTGCCGGAGCCACAGCCGAGAGCGCCATGGCCGAGGCGTCCAGGTGGACCTTCCAGGAGTCGAGAGAGCCCGCCAGCGTGGTCAGGGTGCTGCCCACCACCGGGATCTGGCCCAGTTCCTGGAGCATCTTCTGGAAGGCGTCGATCGCCTCGTTCCAGAAACCGCCGATGCCCTGGGTGACAAAATTCAGCCCCTCGGCCACGTACTCCAGGCCCAGCGCGAGCGGGCCGGCTGCAGCCGTCAGCGCGACCATCGCGGGGGCCTCCAGCGTGAGGATGTACGCCAGCTCGAGGATGGGCGGGATGACCGGGGCAATCGCATGGAGCAGCTCTCCGAGCGCCGTCGAGAGCTGGTAGATGCCGGGCATCGCGGGCATGACCGCAGAGATGAGGCCCTGAGCGACAGCGCCAGCCGCCTCGCCGAGCCCCTCCAACAGCGGGGCCAGGGACTGGGCGAGCATCCTGGTCAGCGGGGTGATGCCCTCGAGCAACTTGCCTGCGGCGTCGCCCACCGAGTCCAGGATCTCGTTCACCGAGTCGATCAGCTCAGAGAAGCCCTTGCTCTTCGTGAGCAGCCCAGCGATGCCACCGATCAGGGCGCCGACGGGATCGCCGCCCATCTTCTCCATGCCGGAGAAGGCACCTTGCGCCACCGAGCCCAGGGTGCCGCCCGCCCCGGTCAACAGGTCCTTGCCCAGGCTGGAGGTGTAGCTCTGGAGCGAGGTGCGAGCGGCGTAGTCGGCCGCGTCCCGCTGTTCCTTGGCTGCCCGCTTCCCGGCCTCCACCGTCTGCTTCCCGGCCAGCTCGGCGTACTCCACCCGGAGCTTCCCCTCGGAGGCGGCAGCCTGCTTGGAGATCTCCCCGGCCTGCTCCGCCCCGGCCTTGGTGGTCTCGGCTGCGGCCTTGGCGTCCTCCATGGCCTGCTTCGACCTCTTGGCGCCGTCTCTGTCGAGCTGGTTGGCCTTGGCGAACGCCTCGAACTCCTTGGTGGCCTCGGAATAGACAGTCTTGGCCTTCTCGGCCGCCGCCATGAGGTTGTCCGCCTCCTCCTTGCGCTGGGCGGCGACCTCGTGGGCTGCCTCGATCTGGTTGCGCTTCTCCTCCATGGCCGCGTCCTGGCGGCGCTCAAGCTCCTCGATTGCGAGAGCGAGGGCCTGCCGGGCCGCCTCCACCTTCTTGGTGTTGGACTCGCCGTAGGCCTTCTGGAGGGCTTCCTCGGCGTTCTCGACAGCGGTCTGGGCGATGGCTGCCCGCTTGGCCATCTCCTGGTCTGCGGCCTTGTTGAGGATGTCAGCCGCCTGCTGGGCGCCGGTTGAGAGCTTGTTCACCATCTGGTCAAAGCCAGCGTTGAACTGGACGAGGGCCCGCTCCGCTCCAGCTGCGGCCTCGTCTCCAGCGTTCAGGTGGTGGGCTGGTGGGGCCGACTTCTCTGGCTTCAGGAGCATTGCCCCGAAGTCCTTGGAGGTGTTGAGCAGGTCGGTGAGCGCGGCCTTGCCGGAGTCGTACAGGGCCTGACCAAAGCCACTGGCCGCGCCTATCGCACCGTCGGTCAGCTGCTGGCCCAGGTCGAGCTTGGCCGCCTCCTTCTTGGCGGCCTCGCTGGCTGCGGCGAGCGACTTGGCGACAGCGCCGGCATCGAACCCGGTGAGTTCCTTCACCTTGTCGCCGAGGCCCACCGCGTCGATCAGCCTGGCGATCTTGTCGAAGGTGCCGGACGCCAGAGACAGGGCTCCGGAGAGGGCTGCCGCGATGGCCTCCTGAAGCACCTGGAAGGGGAACACCAGGGTGCGGGCCACGCCCACGGCCAGGTCATGGAGGGTCGAGCCCACCCAGGACCCGGCCTCGGAGAGGGCCTCCTTCACGCCTCCGACGAAGTTCAGGGCCTCGCGCTCGACCTTGGTCCAATCGATCCGAGCGACGACCTTGGCGAGGTCGGTGGCGCCGTTGATCACCCACATGATGGCGGGGCGCAGGGCCTCACCGAGCGCGCCCGCTGCGGCGTGTACGTTGTCCTGGAGGGTGACCATCGCGTTGCCGTAGGCGATGGCGCCCTGGGGGCTCAGGTCGTTGGCGGCGCCGATCAGCTCCTCTGCTGTCGACGCGAGGGCTGTGGCCGCCTCCTTGGCGAGGTTGTACCCGCCAGCGAGGTCGGCCAGGGAGAGCCCGTGCGACTTGGCGGCGGCACTGGCCTGGCGCATCGAAGAGGCCAGGTTCGCCTCCTCCCTGGCGGCGGAGGCTGCGGCCTCTCGCTGGGCCGCCTCGGCCTTGGCCAGGTCCAACAGGTCCTCCATGGCGTTGCGCGTGGTGCGCCCGACCTGGAGCATCTGCTGGAGGTACTGCCCCACGTCTGCCGTGACGCCAACGCTGACCGCTCCGACCTGAGTGCTCATCTGCCCCTCCTGGGCTTCGTGCTCTGCCGCTCACGCTCGCGCTCTGCTTTGAGTCGGGCTTCTTCAATGGCCTCGCGCTCCCACTCCGCCTTGAGCTCAAAGAACGCGAGCCAGGTAGCAACCTCGTCCGGGTCCATCTCCCCCACTTCCGTCAGCGTCCTGCCCAGGCGCTCGCCGACGACGCAGAGGTGTTGGAGCTCGGGCGAGGCCCTCAGTTTTTTCGGACGGCCCCGAAGTCGCCCTTCTCCAGGACGTAGTTCAGCGCCTGGGCGCCGAGCGTGTTCAGGAGGCTACCCTTGTCGCTGCTGCCTTCCTCGAGGGCGGCGACGTCCGCTTGCTCGAACACGGGCATGTGGGGCTGGCCCGCCTCGTCGACCGTGTGCAGCGTGAGGATGAGCGCCTGAATCAACAGGAGCAGCCCGTCGGCCTCCTTGGCCTCTCCGCGCCTGCTCCTGGTGAACATGTCGGCTTGCTGCCGGGCGTTGGGCCGGACGAGCGCGAACTCCTTGCCGTCGAACGAGGCCAGGGTGAACTGGCGCCGGGTGGCCAGCAGCTCCCGCCGGGAGTCGTTGCGGTCCAGTCGGACGGGCGGGGGTGGCGGGGGCGGCTGGGCCTGGTTGGATGCCTCCATCTGGTCAGGGGCAGCACCCCCGGAGGTGTCGCTGGCAGGGGCAAGGAGGGCGGACGGGAAAGGCCGGGACTGGCTGAACATGGGTGCTCCGGGTTGCCGACGCCTGGGCGAGCGCGTCGAGGTGAACAGCAAGCTGCTGGGTGAAGGGTCGGACCTGCGCCTCCAGGTCGAGGAAGGGCCGGACGGAGGCGAGGGCCTCGAGGTGGGGCTGGAGGTCAGCCAGGACGGCCGACACCTGGAGGCTGTGGGGCTGGAGGTCGGCAACGACTGCAAGGGCCTGGGCGTGGCTGGAGGTCATCGGGTGGCGTCCTCTGGGTTGGTGGGCGTCCGGGTGCGCTTGGGCCGGGGCCTTCTCCGGCAGTCAGCGCAGTAGGTGGGATGACAGCCCCTGCCCTCGCCGCGCCTCACCTTGCCGCCGCAGCTCGGGCAGGGGTCTCGACGGTGGAGGTGGGTGCCGCAGTATTTGGAGCCCTCGGTGGGCTTGGCCTGGCAGAGCTGGCACCGACGACGACGAAGCCGGGCCCGGAGCAGGTCGAAGGCGGCCTTGCGGTCCTTGGCACAGAGGTCTGAGCACACCTCCCAGCGACGGTTCCCCTTGCTCTCCGGGCAAGCGTTGCCGCACACCCAGCAGGTCCCATCGGGCGTGTCCCGGGTGGCCCAGCGCCTCCGCATGGTCAGCCACCGCGGCCTTCCAGCTCTGCCACCCGGCGGGCCAGGGCGTCACGCTCCTGCCTGAGCTTGGCCGCCTCACCTGGCAGGAAACCCGCCTCGAGGTCGGCCAGAGCCAGGAAGAGGGTCGCCTTGATGCTGTTGACGGGCCGGGCCGACTCCTTGCCCTGGCTGGCCAGCGCAGCCACCGCGGGGTTCTTGGAGAGCTGGGGCCAGTGCCGATGGACGCCCTCCAGGAGGGAGCGCGGCAGCCTGACGGTGGTGATCGCGAGCATGGAGGTAAGAGTCCATGCCCCTACAGATGGGAGCGACTGTGCCCGCGTCCAAGCACACAAGGGCGCTAGCATGAGTGAGAGCCCGCCCGCTGCTCATCCGCTGTTCTGAGCGGCCTACCAGGCTCGGCTTTTGTCACCCGAGCGTCTCGCATGGGCGAGTGACAAAAGCCGAGTGGTGACTGAGCCAACGCACGGCAGTTTTGCGACGCGACCGACCTTCCTGGGCGGGTCGCAAAACTCAGGCGCAGCTCCGATCGGTCTGTTTCAAGTCTGTTCTCAGACTTCGCGCCCCGGTTTCGGCCCAGGTCGTTCGGGGAGCGCCAGCGAGCTGCTGTTCCGGTGCTGTTCTGAGCACATCGGGAGGCGAAACGCCCACTCGCCGGGAATCACTGGGGAATCGGGCCAAGGGTGAAAATCTTCACCGGAGCAGCCTCATGTGTGAGCGGCTCCGATGATTCCCGGCCTGACCCTCGGGCTCACACCAAGGGGACTCCGGTGAGCTCGAGGCGTGATTGGGAGAAGCCTCCTGGGAGGTGCTCACCAACTCGGGAGTTCCGCCATCACACCCCGTCGAGGGGGTGCGGGAGAGAAGGTCCTTCCTCACCTCGATTTTGGCTGCAGCGCCCAGCCTGAGAGGCCCTGAGGCAGAAACAGGGGTGGGGGAGAGCTTCCATTTCCCTCGCCCTCGCGGGGGTGACGGAGTGCTGGCGAGTGCTGGCGAGTGCTGGCGAGTGCTGGCGAGTGCTGGCAGAGGGTGCCAGCACTAGAGAGTGGGGAATAGAGGGGGTGGGAGGGGTCCTCTCTCTCTTTTACTCTCTCCCTATCCCTCTCGCTGGCACTGCTGGCGCCTTCTCCGTCCTCCATTTCGCCTACCCCGTAAGGCAGACCTTGAACCTGCAAGCCCCCGTAAGCCTGGACGACTTCAAACACCAGCGCCCGCCAGGCTCCGAGGTGGAGCTGCTGGCGGGCGCGTGGGCCTCGCTGTGCTGTCCTTCCTGCTCTGGCCTCCCCGGTCTACCCGTCGGCGCCGTCGTCGCTTCCTGGGCCAACCTGCTTCGCCGGGTGTCGGTGCCTACCCCAGGCAGGCAAAGGGGAACCCGCTCGGTTGCCGCTCGACGCGGAGTCTGCGCTCGGAGGTGACAGCCCGGGCGCGGAGCTCTCCCCGCACTTCCTGCTCCTGGAGCCAGGCCTCGACCGTGGCCCGGTCGAACCGGATGCCGCCCCTGGGCAGGCGCCGATGGGGCAGACGGCCTTCCTTGCACATCGCGTAGACCGTTGCAGTGCTCACAGCGAGCCACCTGGCCACCTCCGCGACCGTCAGGGCCGGCTCGACTCGGGTAGGAGCCGGGTAGGAAACCGGCTGTGCTGAGGTGTTCCCTGGTGTCCGAGCGACACCCTTGCCCCCCTCTGAAACGCCCGTATAAGAGGGGCTGGTGGCTGTGGTGTCTCTGGGTGTCCGTGGTGGCTGAACGGGCGCTGAACTTTCAAGCCGGTAACGAGGGTTCGAATCCCTCCAGGGACGTCCAGCATTTCCCCCATCATTACCAGTGGTTGGCTCAGCATCCTGGGCCCCTTCAAAAGGGCTCGGATCCTCCGGGTAGGAACCGGGTAGGAAGTCCGGCAGCTTCTTCGCCTGCTCCCCCAGATAGCCCGTCGTCGCGTGGCCGTACGTCCCCAGCGTGATCTCGAGGCTGGCGTGCCCAGCGATGCGCTGAACCGCGAACGGGTCGGCGCCGCCCATCAACAGGTGGCTGATGTAGCTGTGCCGGAGCTGGTGGAACGTCAGCTCCTTGGGAAGCGGCCTGGGCCAGAGCGCGTATCCACAGGCTGAGCACTTGCGCTGGGTGCCGTCCGGGTGTTCCTCGACCTTGCGGCATGACTTGCGCCGGCAGATGTGGTCCCAGCGCACCACCAGCCCGGCCGCGATCAGCGTCTTGTCGAGCTCCCGCATGATGACGGTGCGGACCCCTCCGCCCTTGTAGCGGGCGTGCTCCGGGAACAGGCGCTCGCCCACCAGGCCCTTCAGGTGGGCCTTGAGGATGACCTTGAGCGCCTCCGGGACTGGGACGGGCCGCCACTTCCCGCCCTTGGTCGTCTCCTGGCCCTCGGTCTTCACCACCAGGATATGGCCCCGCTCGAGGTCGACGCGCTCCCGGGTCAGCGCCAGAAGCTCGCCCTCTCGGATCCCGGTGAAGACGGCCGCGGCCACCAGCACCCGGAACTCACCCGTGGCCGCCTTGAGGACCGCCTCCACCTCGGCCACGGAGGCGAACTGGACTGGCTTGCGGACCACCTTGGGAGCCTCGCTCAGGGTCGCCGGGTTGTCCCCGGTCCAGAGCTTCCAGCGCTTGGCCTTCTCGTACATCCGCTGCACCAGGCCGCGAAGGTGGACCACCGTCTGCGCCGAGTGCGTCTCGAGCTTGGTCGTCCAGAGCTGATCCAGCTTGTGAGGCGTCACCTGGCGCAGGCGTAGAGAGCCCAGGGTCGGCAGGAGGTGGAGGTTGATGCGCCCCTCCTCATCCTTGTGCGAGCGCAGCCGGCTGCCGTGGTCCTTCAACCAGGCCGCAGCGAGCTCGCCGAACGTCATCGCGCTGTCCCGGACCTCGAGGCCCAGGCGCTGGCGTTCGGCCTGCAGTTCCATCTCGATGGCCAGGGCTTTGGCCTCGGTCTTGGTCTGGGCCTTGGTGGCGTGGGACTCATGCTCACCGAGGGCGTTCTTGACGCTGACGTACCAGGTCGAGCCGCCCTTCTTTCGATAGACCGAAGCCATCAGTGGCTCCTCCTCTTCCGGCTGGAGCGGATGCTGGGCAGCCCACTGTCCAGGACCGCCCGGATGCGCTCCGGCCTGTATCGCAGGGAGCGCCCCACCCGGACCGTGGGGAGCAGCCCTTCAGCGCTCGCCTGCTTCACCCAGGAGGCGCTCATCCCCAGATAGGTCGCCACCTGGGGCACCTTCCACAGCGCTTCGGGGTCCGCACTCGCCCGGGCCACTGGCGCCACCTGGGACGGGACGATGGCCGTCAGGCCGCACCGTCCGCAAGTGCTGCCGTGATTGGGCTCCCGGTACACCTCCCCATCGGCCACGCACGCCCGGCAGAGCCACAAGTTCAGGGCGCTCACTGGACACCCCCCGTCAGGGCCTGTTCGTCCTCTCCTTCCCCTTCCCCTGCCACGAGTGCCAGCACTTCGGGCGATTCTGGCTTATTCGGGGCGCTATGGCCCACTGGCGGCCGTTCTAAGTGCTGGCAGCCAGTGCCAGCACTTGTGCCAGCACTTCCCACTCCGCCAGCACTTGCCGCAACCCTGCGGTACGCCTCGCCGCCAGTCCGCCCGGGCTCTCTGACGACCTGGCCGAGCTCGGCCAGGAGGGCCAGGGCGCGGGTGCGGCGCTGAGGGTCGCGCCACCTGCGGACGTTGAGGATGTCGTGGCTGGTGAAGCGCTCGAGCTTGCGCCCGTCGACGTACTCCAGCAGCTCCCGGGCGTCGCGCTCGGCCTCCGTCTCCGCCATCGCGTCGAAGGCGGCGCGGGCGTGGGCTTCGAAGTAGCGGCCCAGCGAGATCGCCCCGGCCATCGTCTCCAGCGAGATGGGCCCCGTCATGGCCTCCGGGCTGAAGGCGTTGCGGGTCATGTGGAGGACGCCAGCGAGGCGCAGCACCTTGCCCGCGTGCTTGGAGCCCCAGCCAGCGAGAACGCCCTGGCGGTAGACCCCGCCCACCTGCTGGGCCGCCTCCAGTTCGCTCGCGTAGAGCTCGAACGCCTGGGCCGCATCGTCGGCCAGGTACAGCCTCCGGGGCTGGGCCTCGATGGGGACCGCCAGTAGGGCCTCGATGGTGGCGCGGTAGTGGCTGGTGACGTGCTCCGGGACGGGCTCGGTTCGGATGAGCCGGGAGCCCCGGAGGCTCTGGGGCAGCACAAACAACCAGCGCTGAATGAACCCCAGCCCCTCCATCCGGCTGTTGCCGCTGAGGCTCCGCAGCACCTCCGGCTGAAGCGCGATGGCGGCTGTCAGCAGGCCCTTGCACTCCTCTGCAGCGGCCTTCTTGCGATGCACGCGGATGGGCGAGCCGTCGAAGGCCTCGAGCCAGGGGGACAGGTTGGCGGTCCCGTTGGAGCTGTAGCGGCTGAGGTTGTCGTAAACGGTGGAGCCCTCGTCAGTGAGCACGCCCATGCGCCCGAACGTGCCAAGCAGCGCCGTCAGGGCCTCCGGGGTGGCGTTGTTGGTCCACAGCGAGGGGCTGGGCGGCACCTGGGCCTCGTCTGCCTCAAGTCGCACCTGCGCCAGCTCCGTCTCGAGGCGCTGGCGCTCGGCTGCGTCGGTGGCCTTCCCGTACTGCTTCCGCAGGTGGCCCAGGCGCTCGGCGAGGGCCTTCTGGCGCTCCTCAGCGGCGAGGATGACCGGGTGAGCCTCGGCCCTCAGCCTGCGCTCGTACTCAACGAGCGGGCGCGTGGCGGCGCTGAAGGCGGCCGTCTTGCGCTCGCCGGGCTCGGCCGCAATCGCCAAATACAAATTCAGGGGTTCCGACCAATCGCCCCAGGGTCTCACCTCGGCCTTGCCAGCGACAGCAGCCGACAGGACACCCAGCAACAGGTTCAGCGTCATGTCGACGGGCACACCGATGGCGGCTGCCGTTGCCTGTGCCCAGGTGGCGAGACGGGCGGGGAACAGGCGCTCGAGGTCGGGCACCTTGGGGAGCTGCCCAGGCGAGCGGAGAGGGACCGGGGCCGGACTCTCCACCTTGCGAGGGACGAGCGGGATGACCCGGTTTCTCGGGGCGCGGCTCATGCGTCCTCCCGGTCGGACAGGCTCAGGGCCGCGATCTTGATGGCGCCCCTGGCGAAGCGCAGGGCCAGCCTCCGCTCCCACTGCTCCACCAGGCTCTCCGGGTCGAGGTTCGACGCGATTGCCGGGGCGATGACGGGCAGACGCTCACCATCGCCGCACTTCGCCAGGTAAGCCAGGAGGCCAAGCGGTCCGTTCGCCAGCACCACCTCTGCCGGTTGTTTCGCGGCGCCGCTCAAGAGACCGCGCATCCGGCCGCACGCAACAACGAAGGACTGGCCGTTGGCACCAGCAGGCAGAAGAGATGGGAGGGCCCCAGGGTCGAGGCGCAGCCCCAGCAGGCTGCGAATGCGCCCATGGAGATCGCAGGCTGGCAGAAGCAAGCGGACGCCCGCATGGGCCCAGCTCACACCCGCCGGAGTGACGTACTCACGCGGAAGCGCGGCCCATGGCCCAATCCACCGGGCGGTGTCTGCATCGATCGTCCTGTGGTCGACCGAGAGCGCCAGGAGAAACTTGAGCACGGCCGGCTCTGGGTGGTCTGCCACCGAGTGGGCCGAGTTCCACACCTGGAGATCCGCCTTTGGCACCAGGTCGACGGGTCGTGCAGGGTCGAACCTGTGCAGGCGCTGAGGGTCGGCAAGGTCTGCAGCGTTGCCCAGCGCGCCACATCGCGGGCACCACCAATCACCACCCGGGTAGACCCGCAGGCCCTTGGCGATGTGTTCTCGTCCGCCGTCGAAATCGAAGGTGGCCGGTTGTGTCTCGGGCCCGAGTCGGCAGGGGGCCGACGGGCAAACGGATGCGTTCATGTGGTGCTCCTGGGCGCTGTTCGGCGCCGTGGGTTGGTCCTGAACTGCGTCGCCTTCGGCCTCGGCAGAGAGGTCGAGGAAGGTCCGGGGTGGGCGTGGGGGCTGAGGTCTCAGGGCGTGGTCGAGCCGCGCCTTGAGTGACTCGATCTCTGAGGGGGCTGGCGCTGCCTGGGGGTCGCGCTTCATCGCGGCCTCCTGGAGGGAGGGGCGACGTCGAGAAGCAAGGCACCGAGCTCAACCCCGGCCTGGGAGAGCTGGGAGACCCCGAGCCATCCCAGGCGCTCGCCACAGCAGGCACAGCGCCGCACGGCAGAGCTCCGCCCGGGCGCTCGCCGCAGCAACTCGAGGGCATGGGGGCACGTCGTCGACTGGGTGGGTTTTGGTGCCGAGGGCGCCCAGAGGGCCAACTCAAGCTGTTGCGGCTTGGTGGGTGGAGGCGCTAAATTTCGGGTCAGCTTTGTTGCTTCGCCTGAGTGGCGCCTCTCTCCCGGGGGCGCCACTCTTCTTTTCCGCATCCTGAATCTGGGCTGTCTGGCGTTTGCTCGCCGACAACCTCTCTCCTGACGCCCAGGCATGGGGCGTCCCTGGCTTGCGAACATGCAAGCCTCCTGGCCATTTCTGGCTGGTTTGGCCTCGACGGGGTAGGACGTGGGCGACCGTCGTGGCGGGTGAATGCCCACTGCGCAGGTTGACCAGGGCGGGCGGGAGTCTCTTGGCGGGGATGCCCGCCCGTCCTGGTGTCTCTGCCTACGGTTCAGTCGGCCGAGGTCTCGGGCTCTGGCTTCGGCTTCGGGTGGGCCAGCAGCTCGTTGAGCGCCGCCGCCTCCTTGGTGAGCCCTTCACGCTGCAGGACGTCGCGGATGCGGTAGCCCGTTGTGCCCCGGATTCGCCCATGCTCAAGCGCCTTCTTGACGCTCCGCACGTCGCATCCGGCGAGCGCGGCGATCCTGCGCTGCGTCCCCGAACTCAACTCGATCTCTGGTTTGCTCGACATTCGTGCTCCTCTGTCTGGTCTGGCCAATGGCGGCACGGCCAGTCCATCAACAACCCCTGAAACGGTCCCATGGGGGCCCAAGATAGGCGACCGTCACTCCGAGACTGTCCCGCCAGACCCCGAGGTAGGCGACCGTCAACGAGCGTCAACTAACCTTTTGATGGGGGCGACCGTTCAAGGCGCTACTGCGGCGTGTCTAGGCCCCCAATCGCCCTGTTTTCTGCATTGCCTGCACAGGCGTTCAGAGCATGGGGCCGAGTCATGGAGCGTCCAGAAAACGGCCTGATCGCTGTAGCGCGAAGTCCGCAATAGCGCCCCAAAGACACCCGTAGCGGCACGAGCGACGGAGTGCGGGAGTTTGCTGCTTGCGTCGTGACGAACGCTGAGCTTGCCGACGGTCACCCGGCCTTGCGCTCCTGGAGGCGGCGCAGCCACACCACAAGGCGAGGGCTGACCCGGTGTCGCAGTCGGGCATTCACGGTGCATGGCGGGCAGCCTGGCGAGCGGAACCTCAGCTCCCCGTGTCGTCGCACAGCCTCAACCTCAGCGCCCAGGCGCTCAGCAACGAGCCGCGCCTCCCGCAGGGTCAGGCCACCGTGAATCAGGTCTGCTGTCTGCATGGTGGGCCTCGCTCCTTTCGTAGAAGCCCAGCGCCACCCCAGGATGGCGCTGGGCTTCAGCAGCTACGGGGCCTCTGTGGTGTCGGCGCAGTCGCCGAGCTGCTCCAGCAACTCGTCCAGGTTGGCCCAGGGTCCAACGGGGAGCACCTCCTGGAACCGGTAGGCCGGACTGCCTCGGAGTTGGTCAACGAGCTTGGTGAGGTGCTGGCCGTGGTCGCTGCCGTGGGCGCGCTCCGTCCAGTAGCAACCCTGCGCCCTGGTCAGCTCCTGACGGGCCTCGGCAGTCTCCGCCTCAAGCCGTGCGAGCTTGGCCCGGGCAGCCTTGGCTCGCTGGTAGGCGCGCTCCATGGCGCCCAGGTTCGCGCTGGCCAGCCCAGCGACGACGTACAACCGCCGCATGGCCTCGAGGTGCTCCGGGGTCAGCTTGCTCAGGTCGAGGGCCTCGACGTCGGCCTCCAGGTCGGCCGCGGCCTCGACGAAGCCCGGGCTCTCGGCTCGCTCCGCCAGGCGCTGGGCCTCGGCGTCGAAGGTCTGTGCAGGGCTCTGGGCGTCCAGGCGCTCCCGCTCGGCGACTGCGGCCCGGAGGTCGACGAAGCCAGGGCTCAGGCCCCAGTTCTTCTCCAGCGCCCCGACAAGCTCAGCGATGCCGGCCGACTCGCCAGCATGCAGGACACGAACGAGCGGCCAGAACTCACCGCGCACCAGGTCGAGCGCCACCGCCCAGAAGGCAACGAGGTTGGCGGCGAGCCAGCCCTTCACCTGGCCAAGCTGGAGCTGGAGCTTGCCCAGTTCCACAGCGAGCGCCTGGAGGTCGACGCCAGGCCTTCCCAGGTCGGCGCTGACGCTGGCCACCTTCGCCTCGAGCTCGGCTTCCTCGGCCACCGTGGCGCCAACGAGCTGCACAAGCTCGAGGTCTTCGGCCAGGCTCTCCGGGTCGGTCCCCCCAGAGGGGGGCTGGTTCTGTCGCTGGGATGCCTCGGAAGGGCAATTGGAGCCCTCCACCCTCCGCTTGACGGGGGTGCCGGTTAGGTTTTTCGTGTTCATCGGGTTGTGCCTCTGCTTACTCAGGGTGCGCTGCCAAGAAGCCGCGACCGACTGCGAATCGGTCGCGGCTTCGCTTTTTGAAGCGAGGCGCATTATATCACTGTACGTACAGAGTTCAAGGCGTGTACGTACAAAGTTTGATGGGCAAATGCAGGCGAGGTAGGTTGCCGACCATGGCAACACCAAAGGGTCACCCGAAGAAGCGCGGACCGACTCCCAAACCGGACGCCGAGAAGCGTTCGGTGGTCCTCCAGGTTCGCTTGATGCCGAAGGAATTGGAGACGCTCAAGGAAGCGTCCCAGCTCAAAAATGAGGACGTGTCCACCTGGCTGCGCGAAGTGGGGCTGAAGGCCGCCCAGCGTGCCCTGTCCAAGGAAGCCTGAGCGCCGGTGTAGCGTCGGAGCCTTCACCAGGAGACCCAATGCTGACCGCTCTGCTCCTCTCCCTCTCGTTGCTTGCAGCTCCACCAGACGCCGGAGCACCCAGGCCCGAAGCCGACAAGCGCGAGGGCTTCCAGGCGACTCGCTGGGGGATGACCGTTGAGGAAGCGTTGGATGCGCTGAAGTTCGATGCCTCCACCAAGGAGGCCATCCTGGGGCAGGACTGGAACTCAGGCAGTGGAGTGGCAGCACCGACGGCGCCTGTCCACATCGGCGAACACGTCTTCCCAATCAAGCTGTTCTTTTTCGAGTCCCGCCTTGTCGGCATCTCGCTCTGGGACGGCACTCAATCTGGCTTCGAACAGTTCGAGGGGACGTACGACGACCTCCTGAGCGGAGCCTCCGAGAAGTGGGGCAAGCCCAAGACCAGGCACGAAGGGGCGAAGTGCCAGAAGGGCAAGGTGGCTGCCTGCGCCGCCTTCGGCAAGCTGGCGATCACCCACACCTGGGAGACGCCGCAGACCACCATCACCCTCGACCTAGCGGGCATGGAGGCCGGGCACGTTGGCCTCGCCCTGGACTACCACTCCAAGGAGGGTTGGCCGAAGTACGAGGCGATGCTGAAGGCCAAGACGCCCCAGCCCCGGAAGATCAAGGACGACCTATGACCGACCACAAGCGCCCCACGGTGGACGAGCTCCTGGAGCAGCTCCGAGAGCGCATCGTCCAACCCAGCCAGCAGGTCGAGATCACCGCCTCGCCGATGGGCAACGCCTTCGGGGCCTCGGTGCCGGCCGAGGTCGTCGAGGAACTCCTGGCCGACAGCAAGACGGGCGCCGACGGGTGGGCTGTGGCTGCCAAGCGGCGTTGGTGCCTGGAGCCGGTGGCTGGAGTGACGGTCTACGCCCAGGCCGGGCTCAGCCTCGAGGAAGCCCTGGCCCAGCTCGACCGGGTGCGGGCTGAGTTGGTGGCCAACCCGGGCCTCCTTGACCGCGACTGGAGCAAGCCCCAGCAGCGGCGCCCGTCCCTCCGGGTGGTGAAGGGAGCCGGGCAGGGATGACGCCAGCAGACCTCCACCGCAGGGTGGTGGAGCACATCGCGGCCCAGGGTGTCCGCATCCGCACCGAACTGGCGGGAACCCTCGAGCCCGGAGAAGAGGCCAGGTACTGCGCCCTGGACGACCACGGCGACCCGACCCGCCTGATCCTCGTCTTGCGCCCCGTGGGAGGTCTTGAGGTCGCCTTTGACGAGAGCAGTCTCGAGGTCAGCCCGAGGTTCTTCGACCTGGCCGACCCACTCCGGGAGGCCTTGAACCTGGCGCATGAGCTCGGGCATGACCGACTGGCCCAGGACTCCGGCGACCCCACCGCGCACACCTTGGAGCTGAACAGGCTCACCAAGAAGGCCACCGACCACCGCGACGGGCTTCCTGTTTCTGTTCCCCTGGACCATGCCGGAGCCTCGGCCATCTACAGCGAAGAGGTCGACGCCTGGAGCATCGGGGAGGCGACGTTGAAGGCGCTGGGCTTCGCCGACTGGCCAGCCTTCCACGCGCTCAGGGACGCCAGCCTGGCCACCTACGCCGACGGCCTCCGGGCGTGCTGTCCGAGCTGGAGTCCACCAGGCCCACCCAGCGCCTGAGACGACCCGAGGCCTCTGCCCGGAGTGAGCAGAGGCCTCGGTTGAACTCGGAGCTGGCGGCGCCCTGGCGCTCGCCCTGGTGTTGCTCTGCAGCCTCGAGGCCCGCCCCCAGAGGGAGGGGCCCCGGAGGGCCCGGCCTCTACCTGTTGACCCTGGCCAGGTGGGCGTCTGCGGCCTCCTTGCTGCTGAACTCCACCCCGGTGTTCCAGGCCCGCACCTTGTCGTGCCGGAAGATGCACCAGGTCTCCGGGCCCGCCCGGAGGGCGTAGTGGGCGGGGCCCTCCATCACGTTCGGGCGCTTGGTCGAGGTCTTGGCGTTCATGGTCTGCTCCTTGTCTCAGCGGCGGCTCCGTGTCGCTCGCTGATGATGTGAAGATAACCAATCGCACCCATCTTGTCAACATGCCCTTGTTGGGGTGCGGGGTGGGCGGGTCTGGCCAGGGAGCTGGGCGGGTGGGACTGGTCACGGGAAGGGCCACCAGACGGCCCCAGGTGGCCCAGGAACAGCGAGGCCCCAGCCACCCCGGGAGAGGGAGCGGCTGGGGCCTCCGTGCTTCTACGGCTGACGTGGGCGGTCAGTCCTTCTGCTTGAGGCGGCGCTTGGCCCAGGCCCCCAGGACGCGGCGGAGGATGTCGCTGTGCGACTCGCCCGACTCGGCGACCTCGAGGGCCAGGGCGTCCTGGATCTCCTGGGTGGAGCGGAAGCTCAGCGAGGGCAGCGGGTCGACCTCGCCCCGGAGCGGGGCCGCCACCTGGACGCGGAGCTCCTTGCCCTCAAGCCCGGCCGCCTTCGCACGGCGCTCGCGCATGTAGTGGGTCTGGCACTTCCCGCCCGCTCGGGCAGGCACTCCGCAGTTCGGCACGCTGCAAATCTTGGCGTCGGTCATGGAGGGTCCCTGGAGGGAGCCAAGGGGGCAGGCCGGAGCCCACCCCCTCCGGCTCGCTGTTATCGCTTGGGGCAGCGGGAGAGGGCCTGGACCGCTTCCTCTCTGTCGGTGAACCGGGCCTTCAGTTCCTGGTTCTCCCAGGGCTCATCCCGGCTGGTGGAGAGGATGTCCTCCGTCCAGGGTCGGGCGTCCATGTCCCAGAGGCCCCAGGTCCCGTTCGAGTTCTCCATGACCTTGAACCCGCCCCGGCTGAAGTTCTCCAGCCCGCCCTTCACCTCGTACTCAATCTCATGCTCTGCCAGCCACCGCAGCTCTGCGACCGTCAGCTTCTTGGCGCCCATCGTCTCTCCCGGTCTCAACCCGGCGTCCATCGCCGTCGTTGATGATGAGAAGATAACCAAACGGGTTCGCCTTGTCAACAGTCCCCTGTTGGGGTGCGGGGTTGCCCGCAAAAGGAAGGGCCCGGGATCTCCCGGGCCCTTCTCCCGCTTCGCGGTCACGTTGGTTCCTTTCGTTCGGCGCCTACCTCAGAGCGGAGAGAAGTGCTCCGGGGGAGAGAAGGCGGCCGTCACTTCAGGGTAGGGCTTCCCGAGAGAGTAGTAGGGGACTCCCGGACTCGTGTTCACAACGACGGCACCGGCTCCCAGCCTGGCCCGGATGAGATCCAAACCATCCTGGACGGCAGTGGCTCCAACACCGAGGTTCTTGGCCAATTCGAGCATCCTGATCCCAGGCGGACTCTTTCGGCCGTCCTCCAGTTCGTAGATGAGTTTCAGCAGCGTCGACATGTGCAGCTCCTTGCTACGGGGTGGTACAGCCCCCCAAGCGTCCGCCCGTGGCCTTCGGCGTCAAGTTCTTGGACGTCACCAGGCCCGACGTCGGCGAGGCCGCACCCGCTCGCGCTCCTGGCGCTCTGCGCTGGTGGCGAGGGAGCCCCGGACGAGCAGGCGAGCGACAGCGGCCCCTGTCCACCCCTGGGCGTCGGGGGCCTTGAGGCCGAGCTGGGCCAGGTCCTGGGCGATGCGCTCGAGGGGGACGCCCCGGGCCTGGAGCTGGCGGGCGCGCTCGAGGGCGAGTTCAGCCACGGGCTGGGCCAGGCGCTGAAGGTGGGGCGGGCTGGGCCTGGGTAGGTGGCTGGCTGGCGACCTGGGCGAGGGTCTTCGCGGCGAAGGCCTCCAGGCGCTCCAGCTTGGCCGCCATGTCGAGGAAGTCGCAGAGGCGAAGGGTGGCCAGGGCCTCGCGCCCGTCCTCTCTGCTGACCACCAGGACGGGCCGACCATCGGCCTTGCTGGCCTCCAGGGCCTGGGCGATGGCGGCTCGGATGTTGACCCGCTTGCCTCGCTTGCACTCCGGCCAGAAGGGCGTCCCCTCGACGTCGGGCACCTCGCTGGCGTCCCGGGCCTGCCCCAGCCCTCGCTTGGCCTCCGGCCACACGCGGCGCAGCTCGGCCGCCGCCTCCCGCTCGAACCCCGCGCCCTTGCGCCTGCTCAGTGCTCCCATGTGCGTGCCTCCTACTGGACGAACGAGGGACAGTCGCCAGCAGACCTGACGGAGGCCGCGACCCGCTGCAGCGCGAGCTCGCTGGTGACCACCTCCAGGTGGCTGCCGATGAACCTGGCCAGGACCCTGCGGACCTCGGGCTCCACCTTGTCGTTGAGGGGCCAGAACCTGGCGACGAAAGAGCCGTGGTCTGGCTCGAGCTGGAGTGTGCAGCCCCAGCCCGGGAGCGCCGTCTTGGCTGCGGCGTGCAGCTCCAGCAGCACCTGGGCGCGGACGACGTGGCCCGGGAGATCCGTGGGCCCCGTGCTGGGCAGCGAGAGGGAGAAGGCCGCGCCCCGATGGCTGAGGGTCAGGGCCAGGTGGAGCGCGGTGCGGGTGGCGTCGTGCATGGGTCAGCTCTGGCCCGACGTCGAGAACCGACCGCCGGGCAGCGAGGGTGCGAGGGTTCCCGTCTTCCTGAAGGTGTGCCTGCCAAGCTCCTTCTGGAACTCCTCGGCGAAGCTCGCCGCGTCGGTGACGTTGGGGAGGCTGATGTTGATGACCCCGACGCTGACGGTCCCAGCAGCCCCGCGACCTCCAGCGAGGTGGGGCGCCCGCGCTGCGGCCCCGGCCTCGATGGCGGACTGCTGACCGATCGCGGCGTACTGGTAGCCCTCCAGCTTGAAACCCTGGGGAGCGTTCAGGATGCCGCCCAGGGTGTTCGTCGCGCGGGTGTTGTCCTTCGTGGCGGCGGTGTTCTGGGCGGCGTCGTAGGCCTGCTGGCCGAGCGCAGCCGAGAGGGCGCCGAGGGCGTTGCTGTAGTCCTGGGTGCCCGGGGCGTACTGGGAGAGGTTCGCCTCGGCCTGGTCGACCCGGTACTGATCCATGGCGGCCACAGCCTGCTTGCTCGCGTCGTCGGCTGCCTTCCGGACCGCCTCGGCGTAGGCCTGGAGCACAGGGTCGTTCGGGTTGGCTGCGGCAGCGGCCTCGGCCTGGGTTGCTGCGGCTCCCAGCGCGTCCGACTTCAGCGCAGCATCCTGGGCCGTGTGGAGCTGGGCGTAGGCCTGGTTTGCGAGCTGCTCAAAGGCCGAGCGCACCTGTTCGCTTGCCGGAGCCACAGCCGAGAGCGCCATGGCCGAGGCGTCCAGGTGGACCTTCCAGGAGTCGAGAGAGCCCGCCAGCGTGGTCAGGGTGCTGCCCACCACCGGGATCTGGCCCAGTTCCTGGAGCATCTTCTGGAAGGCGTCGATCGCCTCGTTCCAGAAACCGCCGATGCCCTGGGTGACAAAATTCAGCCCCTCGGCCACGTACTCCAGGCCCAGCGCGAGCGGGCCGGCTGCAGCCGTCAGCGCGACCATCGCGGGGGCCTCCAGCGTGAGGATGTACGCCAGCTCGAGGATGGGCGGGATGACCGGGGCAATCGCATGGAGCAGCTCTCCGAGCGCCGTCGAGAGCTGGTAGATGCCGGGCATCGCGGGCATGACCGCAGAGATGAGGCCCTGAGCGACAGCGCCAGCCGCCTCGCCGAGCCCCTCCAACAGCGGGGCCAGGGACTGGGCGAGCATCCTGGTCAGCGGGGTGATGCCCTCGAGCAACTTGCCTGCGGCGTCGCCCACCGAGTCCAGGATCTCGTTCACCGAGTCGATCAGCTCAGAGAAGCCCTTGCTCTTCGTGAGCAGCCCAGCGATGCCACCGATCAGGGCGCCGACGGGATCGCCGCCCATCTTCTCCATGCCGGAGAAGGCACCTTGCGCCACCGAGCCCAGGGTGCCGCCCGCCCCGGTCAACAGGTCCTTGCCCAGGCTGGAGGTGTAGCTCTGGAGCGAGGTGCGAGCGGCGTAGTCGGCCGCGTCCCGCTGTTCCTTGGCTGCCCGCTTCCCGGCCTCCACCGTCTGCTTCCCGGCCAGCTCGGCGTACTCCACCCGGAGCTTCCCCTCGGAGGCGGCAGCCTGCTTGGAGATCTCCCCGGCCTGCTCCGCCCCGGCCTTGGTGGTCTCGGCTGCGGCCTTGGCGTCCTCCATGGCCTGCTTCGACCTCTTGGCGCCGTCTCTGTCGAGCTGGTTGGCCTTGGCGAACGCCTCGAACTCCTTGGTGGCCTCGGAATAGACAGTCTTGGCCTTCTCGGCCGCCGCCATGAGGTTGTCCGCCTCCTCCTTGCGCTGGGCGGCGACCTCGTGGGCTGCCTCGATCTGGTTGCGCTTCTCCTCCATGGCCGCGTCCTGGCGGCGCTCAAGCTCCTCGATTGCGAGAGCGAGGGCCTGCCGGGCCGCCTCCACCTTCTTGGTGTTGGACTCGCCGTAGGCCTTCTGGAGGGCTTCCTCGGCGTTCTCGACAGCGGTCTGGGCGATGGCTGCCCGCTTGGCCATCTCCTGGTCTGCGGCCTTGTTGAGGATCTCGGCTGCCTGCTGGGCGCCCGCGGACAGCTTGTTCACCATCTGGTCAAAGCCAGCGTTGAACTGGACGAGCGCCCGCTCGGCTCCGGTTGCGGCCTCGTCTCCGGCGTTGGTGGCGTGAGGCGGCGGCTTGCCGGTGTCCTTCTTGAGCATGCCGCCCCAGAAGTCCTTGACGTTCCCGGCCAGCTCGCCAATTGCGCCCTTCCCGGCGTCGACCAGGGCCTTGCCGTAGTACCGCCCGGCGGTCCCGATTGCCTCCATGGACCCGTCGACGAGCTGCTTGCCGATATCGAGCTTGGAGGCCTCTTTCTTGGCGGCCTCACTGGCCGCAGCCAGCGACTTGGCGACAGCGCCGGCATCGAACCCGGTGAGCTCCTTCACCTTGTCGCCGAGACCCACCGCGTCGATCAGCCTGGCGATCTTCTCGAAGGTGCCCGAGGTCAGGCTGAAGGCGCCGCTGAGTGCCGCTGCGATGGCCTCCTGGAGTACCTGGAAGGGGAACGCCAGAGCGCGGGCCGCGCCTACGGCGACGTCGTAGAGAGTGGACTTCACCCACGAAGCGGCATCATCCAGGGCCTCCTTCAGACCCCCGACGAAGTTCAGGCCCTCGCGCTTGACCTTGTCCCAGTCGATGCGAGCAACGACCTTGGCAAACTCGGAGGCGCTCTGAACCACCCACATGATGGCAGGGCGAAGGGCCTCGCCCAGGGATGCGGCGGCAGCCCGAACGTTGTCCTGGAGGGCCACCACGGCGTTGCCATAGGCGAGGGCGCCCTTGGGGTTGAGGTCGTTTGCGGCGTTGATGACCTCGCCGGCCGCCGAGGCCAGGGCGGTAGCAGCCTCCTTGGCGAGGCTGTACCCGCCTGCGAGGTCGGCAAGGGAGAGACCGTGCGACTTGGCGGCGGTGCTGGCCTCGCGCATCGACGACGCGAGCTTGCCCTCTTCCTTCGCAGCAGCGGCGGCGGACTCGCGCTGAGCGGCCTCGGCCTTGGCCAACTCCAGCATCTCCTCCATGGCGTTGCGCGTGGTGCGCCCCACCTGGACCATCTGCTGGAGGTACTGGCTGACGTCGGCGATGACGCCGACGCTGACCGCTCCGACCTGGGTACTCATCTACCCTCCACTCAGCCGCTCTTGCGCGACTTCGACTTTTTCTTCTGCTCTCGCTCGGCCTCGAGCCTGGCCTCCTCGATTGCCTCCTGCTCCCACTCCGCCTTGAGCTCGAAGAACGCGAGCCAACTGGCGACCTCGTCGGGATCCATCTCCCCCACTTCCGTCAGCGACTTGCCCAGGCGCTCACCGACGATGTGGAGGTGCTGGAGCTCCGGCGAGGCCCTCAGTTTTTTCGGACGGCCCCGAAGTCGCCCTTCTCCAGGACGTAGTTCAGCGCCTGGACGCCGAGCACATTGAGGATGCTGTGCTTGTCGCTGCCGCTCTCCTCGAGGGCCGCGACGTCGACCTGGTCGAACACCTTCTCGTGCGGCTGTCCCGCACTGTCGACGGTGTGCACCGTGGCGATGAGGGCCTGGATGAGCAGGAGCAGGCCGTCCGACTCCTTGGCGTCACCGCGCCGACCACGAGCGAAGATGTCGGCATGCTGACGGGCATTGGGGCGAACGAGCGCGAACTCCTTGCCCTCGAAGGCGACCAGGACGAAGTCGCGGCGCGTGGCCAGCAACTCGCGCCGGGAGTCGTCGCGGCTCAGTCGGGCAGGCAGAGGCGGCGGGCTGGCCTCCTCCTTTGGCGCCGCGACCGGCTCCTTGTCTTTGGGGTCGCCCTTGTTCGGATGCTTTGCCATCTGGGACTCCATCGCGGCTGGTGGATGCGGACACACCGCGCCGCGACGGTGCGCCCGGTGGTCTACGGAGCGCCCCAGCCCGAGGCGGCGGCGACGGTCGGGCTGCCCCGGTCGGTGGCCTGCCAGGAGAGCGACCCCTGGGTGAGGTCCTTCGGGTCGAAGGCCACCTTCTCGTCGCCGATGAGCACCCAGGCCCGGAACACCTCGACGCCCGTGCCCTTCTCGTCGAGCTCCAGGAGGAGCGGGGTGCGGCTGGTCATCAGGCCGTACAGGGTCGTGGTGGTGCCGCTGGGGTCGATGTCGTCCTGGAAGTCGGACAGCATCTGCAGGTCGCCCTTGGCGTCCATGAGGGTCGGGATGCGCGCCTTGTAGCCGCTGCTGTTGAGCAGGGTGGCGTCGGGCATGTCGACCGTCTGCTCCAGCGTCATGCTCTTCACGCTGGCCAGGGCCGTGATGGGCAGGTAGTTCGCGTCCACCGTCACCGCGCCACCGGGCGTGAAGGACGAGATGAAGGTCACCGTGCCGAAGAGCAGGTTCTCGCTCTCGATGTTGGCGGCGGCGATGGCGCTGCCACCGTCCTTCCACGTCCTGGCCACCGACGGGTCCAGGACGCGCTTGGAGGAATTGCTGATCTGCCAGGTCTTGGTGACACCGACCTGGGCGCACGCCTGGGCGGTCATCGCGGTCGATGTGCCGGAGGCGGAGAGCTTGGCCTTGTAGGCCACCTGTGCGGATGCCATGGGCGTGCTCCCAGGGGACGACGGGGCTTAGAAGCTGACCGGGGCGGTGCCGGTGCCGACCAGGCTGACCGACGCCTTGGAGACGTCCTTGGGGTCGTAGGACGACTTGATGCTCTCGACGTAGGCCGGGAAGTAGTACCCGGTGGACGCCGTCTCGTAGATCTTCAGCCACACCTGGGTCCGGGCCAGCATCCCCGAGCGCAGGGTCCCGAACGGGGTGCTCGAGGTGTCCTTGTTCAACTCCAGGGTCACCTTGTTGTCGAGCAGCACCGGGGTCCGCTTGTGCAGGCCCGCGCTGTTCAGGTCGGTGGTGTCGACCATGTCGGCCGACGAGTCCCAGTCGAGCTTGGTGTTGAGGTCGCAGTCGGCGTAGGTGCCAGGCGAGCCCGCCGAGTCGGGGGCGATCTGGACCTTGCGCGGATACGCGGCGGATGCGGCAGTCATGGCACAACTCCAGGGCCCGAGTTATGGGCCAAAGGGGCTATGGGCAGCCTTGGGGGGCACCCAGATGCGTGCAATTCCCGGTCAGTTCTCCCACCACAGCGAGACGTTGACCGAGAAGCGGGTGCGCCCGGCGTCGTCCGGCGCCATCGGGGCAGGCTCGGAGGAGAGCGCGGTGCAGAGGGAGTAGCCCGAGGGGGCGTGGAGGTGCAGGGCGTCGCGCACCGAGCGGGCCAGGGCGAGCGCCTGGGCCTGGTCGTCGGGGGCGCTGGCGGGCGCCAGACAGACCACCTGCACGGACCCCTTGAAGAGGCTGGTGCCTGAGCCCAGGTAGGGCTCCGGCGGAGGCCCACCATAGGCGGTCACCCAGAGGGTCACGGCGTCGTTGCCGGGCTCCAGGGCGGGGCGCTGGGGCCCGTACTTGATGTCCGTGCCCACCACCAGCGACAGGGCCGTGGCGAGGGCTGCGGCAACGTCGACCTCGGGCTGCTTGGCGCTCATCGCTTCCGCCCCTTCCCGAGCTCTGCCATGGACTGGGCCACCGCCGCCTCGAGCTGGGGCTGGAGCTGGTCGGCCGCCGACTCCAGGAACTTCGCCTGCCCGCCGTTGGGGTGGTGGGCACTCAGGTCCTCGTGCACATAGATGGCGTGGTCAGCCGCAAAGCCAACCTCCACCGCGTTGCCGCGGGTCTCGACGTAGCCCGAGTTGTGGAGCTCGCCCGTGTCCACCGGCACGAGCTGCTGGGCCAGGCCGAGCACCTCCTGGGCCCACTGCTCCAGGCCGTAGACGGCCGACTCGGAGCCCTCGTCCGCGAGGCCCTCCAGCTTGTCGAGCAGGTCCTGCTGGCCGGTGACCTTGACGCTCATTGGAGGTCGGCCTCGTAGAGGGTCAGCTCGCCGTACTTCTGGGTCTGGCTGGTCACCTGTCCCAGGCGGCGGGCCTGCAGGGGCTTGGTGGTGTCGGTCCCCGGTGCCCACACCCGGTCGCCCGCCTTGACCTCGGTCGTGGTCACAAAGACCGTGGCCGTGAAGATCTGGACGCCCTGGGGGGTGGGCACCCGGCGATAGACCGTCTTGGTGTAGCCCTTGATGGTGCTGACGCTGCCGTAGGTCGGCGAGCCGTCGTTGGCGCTGGAGGTGACCCGGGCCAGGCCCCAGCCGTCCTTGAGCCACGAGGTCACGTTCACGGCGACACCGCCCGGACATAGCGCCCGATGAGGTCCAG